TGCTTCGAGCTTCTTCCTGCCAGCCTTGTTGAATATGTGAATGGTTGGAAGGCCTCCCTCTAATGGGTGGCCCTTTGCATCCAGCGGGTTCTTGTGCTCCAACTCAACGAATTCACGAAGTTGCTGTAGGTGTTCAATTGAGCAGCCAGACAAACGAACAGCATCCCATCCGTAGCACTGCAACTTTGGCTTGCTCATGCTGCATCCTCCATGTTCTGTTCTGCGATCATTTCCAGCACCAGGTCCGCGTGCGGCTTCAGGAGTCCGAGCGCGATGCGTTCAGTGATTCCCTGGTGATGCTCAAGGTTTGCCGCGCACTCGCGGGCGGTAGAGGTGAACTCGTCTTCGGCGGCCTGGAACATCTGAGCCAGCCAGCATTCTTCGTCAGCCTGGACGAGTTTCAGCAGTTCGGCCTGCACCCGTTCGGTAAGAGTGCTGGCGAAGACCACTACGCGCTCGCGCATGGTTTCGATCTTCACGTCCATGCCGCACCGCAGATCGTTGACTGCGTGTTCTGCCCAGTCGCAGAACTCATCGGAGTTAGCGGCGGGAGGGGTATCGTCAGGAGTCGCGTCGTCATGTAGCGACTGGGCGTATTTCAATGCGGTGTTCATGCGGCTGCCCTCCTGTTTTCCTGCGGAATCCGGCAGGCCAGATCTAGGTCTTCGGCAGCTTGATAGAACTCATCGAATGCCAGACCATCCGGGTAGTCGTATGGGCCTGCCGTTTCCCATACCAGTTGTATGAGGCTGTCACAGGCCAAGCACGTCTTGGCGCTGTAGAAGTCGCCTTCGTTCTGGCCAGCGACCTTCACGTATCGCTCGCCCGCATTCACAATGCGGTAGCAGCATTCGCACAGGTGTCGGCAGCGAGCCCTGCGCGTTTCCTTGGTTTGGAATGACATGATGTTCACCTCACCAATACATAGTCAGAAACAGCACAACGAACAGCGCTGCGAACTCGCCAAGTGATGGCATGGATTCCTCTCTTGCCGGGGCTTGTGATTGGCTGTATGGGGGAGTGGTCTGGCCGGTGCTGATCTCCGGCGGTCATTGATTAGGCGCCGCACTTATCGTTCGCCTCTGGTGCTACTCCGGATTTGCCAGTCGAGCTGACCACTTCCAGTTGTGCGCATCAGCCTGCGCATTCAGACCACTCTCCGATACAGCCTGGGATGTGGCCAGGTGGATCGGGCCTGCTTTGGGGAACCCGGCAGGCGCGGGCGGCTCACTCTTCGAATTCGGCGAACTCACCCTCAGCGCTCAACTGATACCAAGTGTCCGGCTTTATGCCGTTCTCCCCGACCTTGCTGGCGCGGATATGGATGAGGCGCCCCTCATCGTCACGATGGCAGAGAACGATGGCGCTGCCGGCACACGCGCGAGCGCGGCCTTCGATGCCCAGGGATGCGGCGACGGACTCCTTGCCGCTGACCTCGGCTGCCGAGCGGTCGCCGGTGTTCGACGCTGCCGATTGGTCGCCGGTGTTCGACGCTGCCGAGCGGTAGCCGGTGTTCGACGCTGCCGATTGGTCGCCGGTGTTCGACGCTGCCGAGTAGTCGCCGGTGTTGCTGGCGGTGTCGCCCACCACCGTCTGCTCAACCGAGCTGTCCAACCGAGCCATGATCCAGTCGATGGCCCGCGAGATCATGGTCGGCATGCTGATTTCCGCCTCCACCACCAGGGTGGCGCTGGCGATCTTGCTGTCATCGTCGTGACGGCTCAGTTGCCCCGAAGCCTTTACGATGGCGAATCGGCTTTCGCCTGGAGCGTAGTAGCCGAAGACATCAAGGGGATACTCACAAGAGTGGAAACCCGAAGCGCATGCCTCTACCTCACCCTCATGCTTATAGGTGCCGCCGATCTCGAACTGGTAGCCGCGGCAGGTCAGGTCCTGCTTGAACCCCTTGTAAGCGGTCACGACCTCTTCGGACGCAGCCTTTTTCTTGCTCGCCATCGCGATTCTCCGTTTTAGGTTTGCCCTGGGTTGGGCGATAGGTCGCCCGGATGGGCAAATGGGTTGGAGCTGGTGATGCCCTGCTACCGGCAGGGAGGCGGGTTAAAGCGGGAAGGCCGCACGCACGCTTCCAGCTCGAATAAAGAAAGTCGTCAGTTTGCGGACCTTCAGATACTTGGCTCTTGTCTGGCGGCCGCTGCGGCTCAGCTTGTCCATTTCGCCAACCCAAGCGTTGTAGATGTTCAGCGCGTAGTTGCTCATGTCCTTTCCTCGGTGATGCCCCGGCGAACCGGGGCGTGGTGGTTATGCTGCCTCGACGCATTTAGACCAAAGCTCGCGGTCTTGCTGGGTCCAGGTTCCACGCACTCCGGGCTTGGCGACGTATTTCCCGCCCCACTGGCGATACAGGACGTTCGCGCGGACCATCTTGTTCTTTTGTGCGATATCTTGGCGCTTAATTTCGGCCCTAATCTCGGCGTCGAGGCCAAATCCTTTTGCCGGGCGCATGGCGCAAGTTGTGCCGAAGTGACGAATCTCGTTTGTTTCCGTGTCTTCGACCCATACGACGCGGGCTAAACCCTGCTTGCCGCAGCATTCGCAATGCGACTTGTCGTCATTGATGCCAAGGAATTGGTAGCGGTTCATCGTCTTGCCCTCAAATGGTTGGCCTGCAAGGTCTGGAGAATTGCCCATGCAGTTCGTCCCGTTTTTTCTCAAGCCAGGAAACACACTCGGCAAGATCTCTTGACCAGAAGTTGTACGACTTCCCAAACCGCTTGATCTGCACCTGGTAGCCTGCTGCGTGCCTTGAGATGTTTTTTGGAAGGCCTGAAGCCTTTACGCGGCTTCCGCCGGTGTTCCATTGGTTTTCCGACGCGGATACGAGGCGAAGATTCTCAGGCCGGTTGTTGCCTGGATTCATGTCTGCATGATCAACCTGCATCCCGTAAGGTATTTCGCCGACTGACATCGCATAGACGATTCGATGGGTCATGTAGCGCTGTCCGTCGATGAACACCCGCCAATAGCCATCACTCCGAACAGAGCCAGCCGTGGCGCCGGCCCTCACCTTCTTTGATGTTGTCAGCCATCGAAGGCCGCTTGCTGAATCCTCACTTACTTCCAGAAGCTCACGAAGCCGATCGATGGAAGGCATGGGCTTGGCCGTCTTCATAAGTACCTCGCGTGTTGACTTCCCGTCTGGCCCTCGGTGGAGGGCCAGCCAGTGAAATCGGTGTTTCTCCCGCGTTCGCCTAACTGGGCTTCTACAACCCGCGGGTGGTGCTTCTGGTGTCTCCGTAAACCGCTCAGCCGGCATGCCGAACGTCGCAGTCTTCTTGCTCGGACGCTGTTACCCGCCACCTGCGCCTGGGCGATGATTTCTGTCCTCACTGCAAGCGCTTTCGGCGCCTGTCCGCTGTGTTCCCCGCCTTTCGGCGGTACCAGGTACAAAGCCACCATCTGAGTGACCCTGGCAGGGAGCGTGAGCAGTGCAGACCCTCGGCGCGCGATTCCAGATGCGTCGCGTCAGCCTTGAGCCTGGCCGGCAACCAGAGGCCGGCATGGGTTCCCAAATTGTCGAAAGAGCGGTCGGCTCGGTGGCCTGGTGCTGCGTTGTTCTGCGGCGTTGAGGTGAAATTTAGAAAACTAAACGATTAAGGTCAAGGGATTTTTTTAGAAATCTAACTTTTGGGTTGGGCGGGCACAAAAAAGCCCGCGCTAGGCGGGCTCTGTCCCTCTGGTTAGGGGTGTTACCGTGTGAGCATCTCGCGAAGCTTCACACCATCAGCGATGCTCACGACCTTGGCCACTACGCCTCCTTGGGGGAGGAGTCCGTACTTCGATGGCGCTTGCCAAGTGACGGTTGAACTGAGGAAGTAGTCGCCTGGCGGGATGTCCGTGAATGTGAAGTTTCCGTTCCCATCCGCCACCGTAGTGATGGACCCCTGTCCTGATCGAGGATCTGGCGCCTCAAGCGCTTGTCCTCCTATATAGTTCACTTCGTACCACTGTTTCGAATAGGACGTAACGGGGACTAGGTAAACTGTGCTCCCTGCACCGAATTTCACATCTCCACCAACGGTCTTCATAAAGACCTGGCCAGTCAATGTGCCAGTCCCTTTTGTCGGAAGAGCGGCAAATTCAGCAGCAGGGAATGGAATTCTCGGGACCGGCGTTTGTTGAGATACGGCACAACCTGACAGCATGATAATTATTGCTGCTATGGCGATTAAACGCATGAAACCTCCTTGATTATCAAAAAGCCCGAGTGCCGGTCGGCACCTGACTACATCGCGCCGCCACGCCAAACGATACGACCGATAATGTCTACGCCGCGCATACCATCATCAGTGACAGGCTGGTCTGGGTATCGATTTTTGTCCTGGTTATCCGACCGAATTAGCCATCCTCCCGATATCTCACGGATAAGGCGCTTGAAGATCACCTCTTGGTCGGCATCATACAGGGCGAACATTTTCCCATTCGTCGGCTCCTTGCAGGAAACATCTATCAGGACGACCTCTCCGTCGGAGAGGGTTGGCCAGTTGCTATCTCCCTGGTTGTAGGCTGCGCGAAGATTTTCAGCCCTTAGCCCCATCCGTCGAAGCCAGTCGCGCTTAAATGCCAACCCGCCCTTGACCTCAACATGATCGTTTAGGTAGCCATTTCCTGACGAACCCTTAGCAGTGAGCTGGGGAATAAGCGCGTAGTCGGCCTCTGAAGGAGACCCTTCATGTGAGGGCAGATCCTTTTCTCCCTTCCCAGTTTCCAGCCATGAGGCGCTGCATTGAAGCACCTTGGCCAAGGCAATCAGGTTCTTCCCTCTGGCCTTGTTGGTGCCATTGGTCCAGTGGGAGAGGGTCCCCTTGGAGACCTTGATCTCTCTGGAGATGTCCGAGGCGCTGATGCCTAAGGCATCCATGCGCTGATTGAGTCTGTCTGAAAAGTCCATGTTTAGGATTCTAAATCCTTGTTGGTTTAGATAACTTGCACACGGCTGTTTATTTTTCTAAACTCCAGCAAAACCATGGAGGCAGCCGTATGAATTACGAACAGGCGCTCACCCACTTCGGAACAGGGCGAGCGATTGCAAAGGCCCTAGGCGTAAGCCCTGGGCGAATTTCTCAGTGCAAATCGGAAGGTGGGTTTTCCTATCAGCATCAGTGCGTCCTGGAGAAGGCATCCTCTGGCGCGCTTCAGGCCCGTGAAGAAGACGAGCCTCAGCGGATGGCGTCTTGACCATGACAGCCAGCCAATTAAACCCCGAGCAGGAAGCAAGGGCCCGCACGTTCTTAGGCGTCTCCTTGCAGGGGGATGATCCGACTGCAATAGCCCGCACGTTCCAGACTTGGAGCGCGATGCTCGAGCGCTGCTACATCCCTGGATCCATGAGTGGAAAGCACTACCTTGGGCGCGGAATAGGCGTCTGTGAGCGCTGGTTCGTCTTCTCCAACTTCGTGAGAGACATGGGGCTTCGCCCGAAGGGGACGACTCTCGACCGAGTCGACAATGATGGCGATTACCTCCCAGAAAACTGCCGCTGGGCAACCCGCCAGCAGCAGGCGAGAAACACCCGTAGAAACAAAATGGTTGGTGATGTACTTCAAGTCGACGCCGCCATTGCATCAGGTGTTCTGGCGTCGACCATCTCCCGTCGCATGGCTTCTGGCTACTCAGCAGAAGAAGCCATTGATAACTCAAAGATCACCAAAGTGAAGCTCACTGCAGAGATGGCGAGAGCGATCAAGGATCGCCTGAAAACCGGTGATACCCAGTCCAAGATTGCTGCCTGCTTCGGTGTCTCTCGCCAGATGATCTCCGGAATAGCCTCCGGTCGATATTGGAGGTCTGCATGAACAGCATGGAAACCCGCGCTAGAAAAAATTACAGCCTCATCGTGCAGCGACTTGCATCGGTTGGAAATGCGCCGGTTGCGCATGCAGTCGGTTGCGACGAGTCGACGATCAGCCGGATGAAGCCGGAGAAGTTCTTGGAGTTCGCCCGGATCTTGGCTGTGCTGGACCTGAAGGTCGTAGGCAGCGAGATGAAGTGCTTCAACGAGAAGGAGATCGCCGCGATCTTGCACCTGGCGAAGTCGAAGCTTTCCGAGGTCGAGAGCGTCGAGCAGTTGGAGTGGGATTGATGCGTAAACGCCTCACGAATACCGACTACGCCGCAATGGCTAACGCTGCTGAAGAGCTGGCGGGAATGGGTTCGAGTGAGTGGAGGCGCAGATACAACAAAGCCCTGAGCGACTACTACAGGGCTTTGTCGGTGCGTGGATCGGTGGCAGCCGAATCACGCGTGGGAAAACAACATCAGGTGACAGGTGAATTATGCAACCTCGAACGCTGACTTACAACGCCTTGGAGCTTCGTCCGGCGAAGAACTCCATTGCCATCTGCCAAGGTGATCAGGTCGTGACCATCACTCTGGATCAACTCCACCAGTTCACAAGCGACATCTGCATCCTCGCCGCATCGATGCGGGAAGACATGCGTGGCCCGCTGGACGATGACAAAGGAGAAGGAAATGTCGAATAGCTGGCTGCGGCTTTGGCATGACATGCCGAATGATCCGAAATGGAGAACGATTGCTCGCGTATCCGGGCAACCCGTTGCGTTGGTCCAGGCGGTGTATTTGCATCTTCTGGTCGATGCGTCACGAAATGTCACGCGCGGTCACGTGACTGTCACGACGGAAGATTTGGCTAGCGCGCTTGACGTGACAGACGAACAGATCGTGAATGTTATCGACGCGATGCAAGGGCGCGTTCTGGATGGTGATGCCCTCACTGGATGGGATAACCGTCAGCCGAAGCGCGAGGACGCCGGTAACCCTGAAAGAGGCGCAAAATCTGCTGCTCAGCGTAAAAGGGAGCAGCGCGAACGTGAGCGGGAGGCATCTAAAGTTGATGATGTCACGCAATGTCACGCAGAGTCACGCAATGTCACGCTAGATAAAGATACAGAAGAAGAGAAAGAGCATAACCCCCCTTACCCCCCTGAGGGGGTAGAGCCGGCTGTGCCGTCTCCGAAGTTCAACCCGCTGGATGCTTGCCCGGAAAACGTCACGCCATCGGTGTGGGCTGAATGGGTCAAGTGCCGGAGCGAGTTGCGCAAGCCGCTGAAGGAGACCACCTGCAAGGCGCAAGCGAAGCAGCTTGCAGGCCATCCCAACCCGGATGCAGTGATCCAGGCTTCGATCAGCGCAGGGTGGATGGGGTTGTTCCCTGACCGCGTGAAGTCGAACGTCCACCCGATCCGCAAGGGCGCTGTCGTGAACGGGAAAACATACCCGTTCGAAGCGCCGCGTGGTTATGTGACCGAGTCCCACGAGTTCTGGCACGACCACCTTCCGAACACAGTCCTGTCGATCTACACGCACGACTACACCTGCAAGCGCCTGCCGGCTGCCGGGGAGGCGCAATGACCCCCTCTGAGATTGCTCAGCGCCTCGCTGATCGCGTGATCGACGTTGCGCACCACTTGCTGCCCAGCGGAAAGCGCGAGGGAGCCGAGTGGCGTGTCGGCAGCGTGAACGGCGAAAAGGGCCAGAGCCTGGGCGTCCACCTCAAGGGCGAGAAAGCCGGCGTCTGGTGCGACTTCTCGACCGGCGAAACAGGCGACCTGTTGGACCTGTGGCGCGCTGTTCGCGGTTGTGACATGGGCACCGCACTGGCCGAGGCGAAGTCCTACTTGGGCATCGCTGATCCGAAACTCGAAGCGCCCTCTCGCAAGACCTACGTTCGCCCTGAGCGCCCCAAGTGCAAGGCTCCGGTCGATGAGTCTCCGGTCATGGCCTACCTTGTTGGGCGCGGTCTGAAGCCGGAAACCATTGCCGAGTTCAAGATCGGCGAGTCTGGCCGAGACATCGTGTTCCCGTACCTGCGGGACGGCGCTCTGATCTTCTGGAAGAAGCTCGGAGTTGATCGCCCCAACGGGAAGAAACGGATTTCCGCCTCGGCTGACGCAGAGCCTTGCCTGTTCGGCTGGCAGGCCATTCCCGATGGCGCTCGCGAGGTGACGATCACCGAGGGCGAGATCGACGCCATGACTGCCTGGCAGTACGGTCGTCCGGCGCTGTCGGTTCCGTTCGGTGGTGGTAAGGGCGAGAAACAGGCGTGGATCGAGCACGAATATTCGCGCCTGTCCCGGTTCGACGTGATCTACCTCGCCATGGATGACGACGAGCCCGGCAAGCAGGCGACCGAAGAAATCATCAAGCGCCTTGGGCGCGAGCGCTGCCGCATCCTGGACCTAGGCTGCAAGGACTTCAACGAAGCCCTGGATGCCCTGTTCTACACCCGCGACGACATCGACGACTGCTACGCCAAGGCCAAGACGCTCGATCCCGAGAAGCTGGTAGGGGCTGAGTCGTTCGTTGATGACGTGTGCGCCGAGTTCTTCGAGCGCAACCCCGCAGTCATGGGTATGGCGACCCCATGGGAGAAGTCCCGCGACATGATCCGCTTCCGCGACAGCGAGGTCACGATCTGGACCGGCTGGAGCGGGCACGGGAAATCCCAGCTCCTGAACTACCTGGCTTTCCACGGCATGCGCCAGGGCGAGAAGTTCTGCATCGCCTCGATGGAGATGCCTGCCAAGCGGACCTTGCAGCGCATGGTGCGCCAGGCCGCCGGGCTCAACCAGCCCTCCCGTGGGTACATCCACGCCATCCTGGAGTTCCTGGGTGGTCGACTGTGGATCTACAACCAGATGGGTTCGGCCAACACCGCCGAGATGATCGAAACCTTCCGCTACGCCGCTCGCCGTTATGGGGTGAAGCAGTTCGTCGTCGATAGCCTGGCGAAGCTGGGGATGGCCGAAGACGACTACAACGGCCAGAAGCAGGCCATGGAATCCATCGTTGGTTTCGCGCATGAGATGGGCGTCCACGTTCACCTGGTGGCTCACCCGCGCAAGGCAGACGACGAATCCAAGATGCCTGGAAAGCTCGACGTTCGCGGCGGCGCCATCCTCACTGACCTGGCCGACAACGTGATCACCGTGTGGCGCAACAAGAAGAAGGAGTCCGCGATGAAGGGCACCGATGAGGATCAAGCCGAGCACCTCAAGCAGCAGCCGGACGTGAAGATGATCATCACCAAGCAGCGCCTGACCGGTGTCGAGGAAACCATCTATCTCTGGTTCGACCCCGCATCCGCTCAGTACATGGAGCGCGAAGGGCACAAGCCTCGCCAGTGGATTGAATTTTCCGGAATCACCCAACAACAAGCCGATCAGGAGGCCGCATGAAGCGCTGCTGGAAGGTAGTTCTGCCGGGTCGCCCGGCGTTCACGATGATTCTGATGGAGGACTGCGACCCGCTCGCGGTCGTGAAGAGCATTTGGCCTGAAGGGAGGATCGAGCAGTGACGCCCGCAAAACAGGAGTCCCTCATGCAGGGGCAGACCGGCATCGCGAAGAAGGTCTACGAGTGCGTACCGATCTCTGAGCCCTGGCGTTCGTTCCAGGTGCTCACCGCGCTCCGCAACATGACCGGAAGCACGCCGGACGTTCGGATTGTCCAGGGCTGCCTGCGCGATCTAGTCGATTCCGGACTGATCCGCCGCACTGGTACTGACCACTACCAACGAATCCAAGTCGAGAAAAAGACCAAGCCTCAGGAGCCGAAGATGGCGGAGCCCGCGAAGAAGATCGAAACCCAGTCCGAGCCGAAGCGCTCCGCCTCCCCGCTGGAGATGCTGGGCGAACTGGCAAACGAGCTCGCCGGCATGGCCGAGCACATGAAGCGCCTGTCTGATCGCATCGAGGACGTCGCGCTGGCAGTCGAGCAGGAGCGCGAATCGAGCGCCAAGTCGATGGAAAGCTATCGCCAACTCAAGGCACTGCTGAAGAGCCTGCAAGGGGAGGGCGAGTGACATGGATATCGTAGACATCGCCAACGATTACGCCGAGCGTGAACTCGCTGAACGCCTGTACTCCCGAGTCAAGTACGTCGGCGAGAGCCTGTCCGAATGTGAAGACTGCGGCGAGGAGATCCC